TTCAAAAAATCCATTAAGTTGTACTCTGTTCAAGTTTAAGTGCTCGATCCTCCTTCACCCCTTTCAAAAGATGGTATAGTCTTGCATCACCACCTAAAGAAAGTGCAGATACAATGATTGCCAAATCTTTATCGTTAATAGGTAATTCCATTAGGAGAAGAAAAGTTCTAGGTTTACAGTTTTTTCAACATTCCACCCAATCGCATCAAGAATGATTTTGAGTGGTTCCAAGAAGGCTTTGTCAAATTGTAGGTCATAATCTATATACTTGTCAAGACCAATCTCCACAGGAAAATCCTGAATAAACGAAATAATATTCTCATGAATAATATTAGGTTTTTTCAGGTAGCAGAACTTGACCTTTTCGCCATTTTGGATGAGAGAGTACTTATTATCTAACTTATGTTTTTTAACATAGTGGTTATACAATAATGCACCACGTATATGTATAGGAGTTCCTTTTGCATATATTGTGGAATGAGCTTGATACTTTGTTACATTAGAAGCAGTTCGAGGAAAGGCAATCTCTTCAGGTGGAAGTGACTTAAATTTCTTTCTAGACTTATCAATAAAATTAATTACTTCTTCTTCCGTCCCATTCATCATAAGTTTAAGAGCATCCTTAATCATTGCTCTACAAGGTGCTGGTGTGGAGGATTTGACTGCCTCAATACCCATCATCTTAAGTTTGGGTTCTTCATATCGGACACCCTCACTGTCCCATACATTAAGAATATAACGCTTCTTAGCAGTCCATATACCCCTCTCAGCGATGTTCTCTCGCTTCATTTGCATCTTTTGGTCATATGCACTCACGTAGTCGGCCAACGCTTGGTAAGAACCCTCAATAAAAGGCTCAAATTCATTTTCACACACCTTGTTAAGGAACCCAACAACGCCCTCATTAGTTTTCTCTCTTCCCTCGTATACACGGTCAACCAAAGGACCAAGATTAAGGTAGATGGAATCAGTATCCGAAGCAATAACATAGTCAACATCCTCAGTTTTTAAGATCTTATTGATCTTTTCATTCATTTTATTCTCTATCCAACGTATGGATACTTGTCCAGACAAAGTAATGGCTTCTGCATTAGCAAGTTTGTAATACCTAAAGTACTGATTGCCGATAGCACCATAAGCAGAGTTAAGAGATATCTTCTTCGCCATCTGGATATTGTTACACCTAGCAATCTCCTTCTCCAATGCTTCCGTGGGTGTTTTCTCATACTGCTGCTTTGCGGCAAGCATCTTCTTCTTGAATATAACTCTATCCCCGTACATCTTGTCCATAAGTTCAGGAAGAAACCCACGCACATCCTTCCGATATTGTGCCCCATTCGCACAAACTGCATAATCTCCATCAAACTCACACTCCTTGTTTAAGATCCTTTCAACGCTCGCACTGGAATGTCGAGTTTCCCTGATGGTCTCTGGGGAAATGTTATATTGCATAATAAGGTGAGGATACAGACTATTGAGATCAAAACTGACCACCCAATCATACTTTCCTGGTTTCGGTTCCTTGACATAAGCACCTGCGTATTTGTCGTTTTTGTCAGACCTATTTTTAGGAGGAATAACAATATTCCTTCTCTTCAAATAGTTATAGATGATGGTGTCCCACATCCGTACTTGATAGAACACATCCTCATAGTTCACCTTAGCTTCATATGCCATAGTGAGGGCGAGTTCAATCAACTTCATCTTGCTTTCCAAACGGTCAACAAGTTCTACGTCAATTATATTGTATTCTACAAACTTTTGCCACCCATTAGTATAAAAGTCCTTGAAGGTATCAAACTCAGAGTGATCTAATTTCTTCTGCCCTAGTTCTACACTAGCAATATAATCCAACCTATAGGATTCCTGTGCTTTATATGTAAACTTCTTATAGAGATCTAGATAATCTAGTTGAGATACACCACCAATATCATATGAAATATGCTCCCTTCCCATGATAACAGTTCTATCTTCTGTTACCAATCCCCAAGGTGACATTCTTTTCATCAACTTCTCACCAAGGATTCTTTCAATCCTACGGCACATGTATGGAATATCATATAACTTACTATTCCACCCAGTAATAACCTCTGGAGTATTGGACTCGATCATCCACCAGTTAATGAAATCATTTAGAAGTTCATACTCTGTTCTGAATGATTTGTATAATACATTCTCTTGATTATTCTTAAAAGGTCCTAAACCCCAAGTTATAATCTGCTTAGTACTATAATCCTGTATTGATATAAGAAGTATCTCCTCTGCAGCAGATTCTACATCAGGGAATCCATTCTCAGACTTAACCTCAATATCAAGGGTAACTAATTTAATTTTATCAATATCAAACTTTAATTCTAATTCTGGATATCTCTCAGAAATATACTGATAGATGAATCTCTCATTTCCATAAACATTAAAATTTTCTATCTCACTATATCTCTTTATAAAATCCCTAGTTTCTCTAACTGTACCTGGTTCAATTGCTTCTACAGGATCACCAGTTAGTGTTTTGTATTTTGTTTTCTTTTTTGAGTCAACAAAAAGGGTTGGATAAAACTTCTCACGGGTTGCGAAATGTTTTCCATCTTCGTAACCACGAACCAAAAAGTTGTCTCCAACCATCTGAACGTTTGTATAAAATCGCATTATAAAGTAAGTTCTTTATACTTCTTAATTACCTCCTCCGTAGGTTGGGCAATAGTAAGAATGTCTTCTGATCTTAGCATATATTCCGTCTGATTGGAAGCTTCTAACCAAGGTTTCATATTATCTATAGAATTGAATAGATATGGATTAATGAACTTACAATCAGGTTCACCAGGTTCTGCCATTATCTCTTCAACTTCTGTGATGAGAGTATTATTCGCATCAAGTAATACACATTTAATCGCCATCTTCTTGTTCCTCAAGTTTTAATACTTTAGCTTTATCTATATACATTTCCGCAACACTATCATGTGGATCAACTATAGTTACAACCCAATCTGTAGGAATAACCATAGATGTATCTTTTGATAGTACCAACCAAGGTGATAATATAACATCAAATTTACCACCGTCTTTCTTTCTAGTATCAACCAAATGAGGATTTTCTAAAATAAAAGCAGTTGGTTTATCCTGATTTATATCAGCAACAACTTCTTTCACATCAGAAATTAAAGTTTCACCAGATTTTAAAAGAGTTAATTTAACAGACATCTTGATACACCTCTCCGATTTCCCAACATTCAATACCTTCATCCCTAATTATATCCATAGTCAATTCCACACGATTAGCAGGAACAACTACACAGTATCCAATACCTAAATTAAACACTCTTCTCATCTCCAATTCATCAACATTACCCTGACGTTGGATCTCTAAAAAGATCTCTGGAACACTCCAAGAATTCCAATCAACGTGTGCTTTAACCCCCTCTGGAAGGCATCTAGGAAGGTTCTCAGGGATACCTCCTCCAGTTATATGTGCCATACCATAAACCTCTTCAACCTCTCCTAATAAGCGTTTTACTACAGGAGCATAGATTCTAGTAGGATCAAGTAATTCTGGATATTCACCCACTTTTAACTTCAAACGATTTGTTAAATAACGAATCAAAGTAAATCCATTAGCATGAACACCATTACTCGCTAATCCAATAATTCTATCAGAGGGTTTGATAGAAGATCCATCTATAATTTTCTTTTCTTCTACTACACCAGTACAAAATCCAGCAAGATCATAATCGGGAGTAAGAGCATTAACTTGTGCATGCTCTGCTGTTTCTCCACCTAATAAAGTACAACCTGCTTGACTACAACCTTTAGCAATTCCAGCAATTACATTAAATATTTTTTGATTATCCTTAACCTTTGGACAAGAAATATAATCAAGAAAATATAAAGGTTCTGCTCCACATGTGATTACATCATTCACACACATCGCAACAAGATCTATACCAATATCTGTATAATCATTAGCAACTCTACATATATTCATCTTAGTACCAACACCATCAGCACCAGACACTAAAATAGGTTCCTCGTATCCACGAGGAACCTTATACATTCCACCAAAACCACCAATGTTTGGTGCTTTATTTTTTAGTCGTTCAACAAAAGCATTACCAGCTTCAATGTCTACACCAGATGTTTTATAATCCATCATAT